TCGTTTGTCATTGATGCGCCAGCTACAGTGGGATTAGCTGCATCTAATTCTGCTAATCTTTTAAGTACATCGATCATTTGCATATTCTTATCTTCCGTTTTTCGTTTTAGCGACCCAGGTCTTTTCGTTGCCTTTAGCAATAGGACTAACATTTCCTTGTGGAAGATCGCTGGTTGTTTCTGCGATGCCAGCTGTTGGCCTTACTTCTCCGCGAGCTTTTTGCTGTGCTGTTAGGTCATCGTTTAATGCTTTTACAAAGCTCATATTATATTTGTCACCGTAATAATCATTAAAATCTGCACTCGGAGATTCTTTAAAATTTGGATCGTTTAATAGAGCGCCTTCGTAGGTTTTGCCTGGTTGTTGATATTCTTCTGATGGTTCACTAGGATTGCGAACAACAATTCGTTGCTCGTTAATTCTCAAACCGTTGCCAATATAGTTGATTAATTCGTGTGATGTAACAGGATAATCAAGGGTAACATCCCAAATATTTACTTCTGAGTTCTGTAATCTAGGAAAATCCAATGGTAGTGCCTGTACCGGAGTTTTTGCAGTTTTAGTAAATTCTAAAATTTGATATTTTTCTAATAGAGATTTAAGAGTACCTTCGGCTTCGTTTGTAATTTCGCCAGCAATTTTGACCTTAAATGAATAGGTCTTTTTAGTCTGTAGAAGATAATCATTGAGAGTTTTCATGTTGTTTTCCTGTATATTATTTATCTACTTTTTTAAGTTTTTCCAGGAGACTGTTGCGATCGGTAACAATGAACCCTTTGCCTTCGACTGGATCTTCAGAATCGTTGCTATTTTTCTTATCAATTGCTAGTTTCTTTAACTGCAATTCTACCATTTTTAATTTTTTATCGATCTTGGCCGACTTAGCATCTACCGCTGTTTTGAGCATAGTTCCTGCAACTTCGAACATTCTACTACCATACTTAGCTTCGACGTTCATTCCTAGATCCATGAGATCGTCAAACGCTTTTTCAGCTTTGTCAGCTAATGTATCAAGTTCAGAATCACTGATATCACCTAAACCTTTAACTCTAGGTAGTGCAGCACTAATTTTATCAAACTCTTCCAATTTATCTTGTAGATTAATAACTACAGGTGTTTCTTTGGTCGGCTTGACTATCTTTTTCTCTTCGACAGGATCGATATTTAAAAGGGTTTCTAATTTTTTAGTCATAACATTACTTATCGTCTTTTACCGCCTAAATGGAAAATATCATCTTCTGTAAGAACTCTAAATGTAATGCCGTGTTTTTTTGACCATTGTCGAGCAACTTGCCACTTGGCCATATTTTTAATATATTGTGCTTGATTGTAGGGATTCTTCCCTACAGATTCTAATACCGCTTGATTCTTTGGTTTTATCTCCCAAAGTTCTGTATGATGTTTTTGATTGCGATCAACATATACAACTAGAAAATCTGGAACATAAACAGTATTTTTTCCAGTTAAGGGATCTCTGTAAGGTATTTTAATAGATTCACTTGCCCAATTTTGTATAGAAGGATTCTCGTCGCACATTTTCATTACTGCTAATTCCCATGACGATCTATACATCGGAGTACCTAACCCTACATATTTTTCAGGATTCTTTAATTTGAAAAAATCCTTGGCGAATTTCATACTCATGCAACGATATTCCTAGCCACTTCTTCTGCAGGAGTAAAAGGAGAAGCAGTTCCCAAGCTGCTAGATTTGTATCTATTATAATTTAGTAACTCGGTGATTAAATTGCTTAACTGTAGATCGTCTAACCCTTTTAATGAACTGATTAATTCAAAAGGTTTAATTTTATCAATTAGTGCCTGTTTTAAAATAACATAGGCCATGCTCTGTGCAGAGTCTTTTCCGAATCCCCTACTGGCAAAAAATCCAGTCATTGCATCGTAAGTTGCTGCATCGATGCTAACTGGTTTTTGATTATATGTATCAAAAATTTGAAGTGTAGACTGTGTACTGTCTCGATTTTGATTTGGTTGTGGAAGATTATTATAATAATTAGACATTTTTAATCCAATGTTAAGTTAATGTGGAATCACCGGATGATAGTAATGGAGATCCTGCAGTATCTGTTTGTTGAGAAACCTGAATAGTAGTTAATCTATTATATTCATCTGAATATTTGGCATCGACCGTTGTTTGTAAACTTGTGACTGCATTATAAGAAGCAGTTGCTTCGTTTTGAATTGCAGAAAATTCTTCTGGTGACGAAGCTTGCCCAAGAAGTGTTTGCACATCATTTGGATCAATAGTTTGACTTGCTACAAAATCATTATCAGTCGACCATGATGTATTCAAATTATCAATTGCTGATTGTACATCAGCAGGGTTACTATCTATCGTAATATCACTGCTAGCAGTATACGGACTACTATCGTCGAGCGGTGACACAGGATTGAAATAATTTCCGGACGTAATTGTCGATCCGTCGGGGGTTGAATCATATGAAGATTCAGTAAAGGCTGCATCTGATATATCAGTTTCGGAGTCGTTAACAGATAATAGAAAATCGTCGGCTATGCTATTAGGATCTGCCGATAACGGTGGTGTTCCATTTAATGATAAATCTTGACTATATGTTCCGCCAATTGATTCTAATGGTTGACTAGATCCTGTTAACGCAGAAATTTGATTAGCTACAAATTGACCAGCGGTTGCTATACTACTACCTAGATTTAAATTTAAATTAATACCTAGACCATTGAGAGCAGATTGTGCAATTCCTGCTGCACTATTAAGGGTCGAATATCCGTTATTATTTTTTAATTTTCTAGTAACTCCTGAAACATTACTAAGAAGGTTGTTAGTAGCGTTTGATAATAATGAATTAAGAACGTCCGATTGCGTTAATTGAGAATTTGGATTAGCAAGGCCTGATAATGCTCCGAATACTCCTGCTTGAGATGATAATGATCCTTGGCTTCCTACACCTAATGGACTAGGAGTATTATCATAATATAATTCTGCAAATCCTGCAGGGTTATCCACTTGTATTCTACCCGATCCGTAGAATACTGTTTCGTAGTCTACATTCATTTTACTTTCGGCTAATTTATTGCCCTGTGTTTGATCTAATTTATCGTGTTCCCAATTTTTCACCAGAGGATTAACTAATTGGTAACTTGTGAATACCTGTTTGCTAAGTTGATAAATTGTAATCGATCGAAAGAACGGATCTTTAACTCTACCTGAATTTAAACCATAATCAGTAGATGAATATAAAGTAGTAGAAGGACTATACTTATTATTCGAATATGCTCCTGTTGGATTATCTCTAGCAGTTCCTAAGGGCCCGGTGCCGCCTAGGTTAGAATCATTGTAATAATATTTGAAATAATTTAACCACATGTTATGCACAATATTTGAATTATCATCGTGCAATGAAAATGATACTGACTGATATGCAATATTTTTTTGAATTAATGTTTTTCTATTATACTGATTAATTACTTCTGTAGATATTTGAAATTTAGGAAGTTCGACGTTTTTAACTAATACCCCAACTTCGTTGTGCTGATTCTGACCCAGCCAAGATGTGTTAATAACAGCAGATGTATTGATATTGAATACTACATAATATATCCAACTGTTTTTCGGCATACGAGTGTATTCGCCGCCGCCGATGTATAAGCGACTTGCGTGCTGGTAATCTCGCATTACCTCTCTTCCGTTGGATTGAATATATGAACCTAGTGGCATATTATTATTTATATCACAAAAAAGGCCCGGTTATTAGCCGGGCCTTTAGTGGTGGAAGATAATAAATTATTAACCGGTAGCCATTGTACGTACAGTACGACCGACATTTTCACCGATGCCAACTGGGTTACCACCTGCATCAAGCTGTGTAGCGTTATCGAATACAATGCTCATCGAAATATCTACAGGATCATTTGATTTGTAATCAACATCCGAATAAGTTACTTTGCTCAACCAAGCACCCGTAAGTTCGAAAGTTTCTAGTACAGTAGGAGTATATGCTCCGTTACCGCCGTCGAGAATTTCGATCATTGTAGTAAATTTGTAATCGATACCTGATGCAGCTGATGCCTGTTCGAAGAAATCGTATTGTTTCTGAACCTGCTCGCCGACCAATTTACTAACAGCGCCTGTTGCGTCGTCACGGACCTTAAGTGTAACTTCAGTGAAGTTATACTTGCCAGCAAGTTTTACCTTGCTGTTATAAACATCGAGAACAATTGTTTCGAATGAAATTTCTGGTCGTGTGCAACTCATAACCTGCTTAGTGAGTTCCGTAGTCGGACTTGTTACACCAAAGTTCTGTAGCGTCACTCTAAAGCGATACTTGAGCTTTGGCATTAACAAGCCTTGGCTGGCTGAACTCTGACCCGCTGGTAGCGGTACCGTTAATTTGCTTAAACTAGCTACTGCCATTTTATAATGCTCCTATCTTTCTTTTAATTCTATTATGCTAGAGTGTAAGTTCCAGCTTGGATTGCTCCAGTGTTGACTAAGCGAAGTGGAATGTAAATAAATTCAACTGCTTTAACTGGTTCGATAGCAATGTCCATCCAAAGTTCTGAACGATCAATTCTATCAGGGGTGTTATTCGATTCGTCACAAACAACAATGAAGTCGTAAATTGCACGCTGTCCTACTAGTTCAAGTAGCATACTTTGTGCAGCATTCTTAATTTCATCGCGTGTGATCTTGTCATTTGGTTCAAACAAGTATGGTCTGGACAAGATATCTAACTGACGACGTAGATGTGCTACTAGTCGAGCAACATTGATACGATCCAACGAACTTGCTACATTAGCACGAGTGTATTGTCCAAATGCAACAATACCAACTCCAGTTAGTGTAGCAATCGGATTAACTTTAACCGAAGCTAGCACGTCTCTAGTAGGTTGTGGCAATGAAGCTAATACAAACTCACCAGTTTGACCGTCAACATATCCTACCGAAGTAGCGTTATCGACAACACCTCGACGAACACCTGCAGGAGCAAACCATGGATAGCTTTGCTGATCGCTGAGTGCAATTGTGCGAAGCATCATGTGACTTGGTGGAACAACAATGTTGTTACCAGTTAAGTCATTGGTAAATCCACTTGGATAATATAGTGCAGTGTATTGATCATAACTAACTGCGCCAACATCACCATTGTCAAATGCACCATTTGTGTTGTCGCCCCATGCTTTCAATGATGTTGCATCAGATGGCAAGCGGAATGGAGTGTCACCAACAACAAATGCAGTAATACCACGATCAGTGTTAAGACCAATTAGGTTTTGAACTGTTTCAACGTAGCCTGGGCACGCAATCAAATTAAAGTTCAATGAATCTGTATCTCTAACTGCGATATTACCGTCAATTAACGCCTTCATTGTTTTAACAACATATGAACGCTGTGCTTTGCGTCCAAATGTACCCGATCCGTCGTTATTATTTGGACTTACAGAAACCCAACGGTTTGTATTGTAAGTGGCCAACGGATCGCCTGCTACACGAAGGTTGTATCCGCCATTAGCATTGACATTGATGTAATTTGTCACATACTGCTTAACGTTGAATCCTGAACGACGTAGATTCCATAGTCGAGTTCCTCGTGGATATAGCGAAGGATCCGGAGCATCTGGGTCGACGTAGTTAGAAGCTAGCAACGATGTAATCGGCGAAGCAGTAACTGACTGACCTGATGTTGCCCAACGTGCATCTGCAAAGACCCAACCATTTGGCGAAGTTTGATCTGTTGGATCTTGTAGTATCCACTGTAGTGAACTACTATTCCAAACATAAATCTCATGTCCGTACATTTCTAAATCGGCAGTGCTGATCCAAATATCACCATTAACTAGTGGAGTACCATCGCTTTGCGTAGTTGGAGCAAGTGCTGCTACCTGTGGACCGTTTGGATCTGTAGTAGGGAATGCATTTAGATAACCAACCCACGAAGTACCATTATTATACAATACGTCTACCTGATCGACAATTGAGCTGTACCATAGCTGACCATTTGCTGGCTGTGTGCTCGGTGCAGTAGGTGATGCAGTATAGCTTAATGTAGTCCAGTT